GAACGACGGCACTGAAACCTAATGGACGAACTCTGCGAGATCGAAAGCTTACAGGAACTCGAACAGAAGTTACAAGCATTGACTCCTAAGTTGGCTAGGGAGGCGGTCGTTGATGCTATCTCACAGGCGGGGATGATTATAAAACGCCAAATGGAAGAGTTAGCTCCGGTCGGCCCGTCCACTGACCCGCACCAAGGAGCATTGGAAGGAAGCATTGAAATGTTAGTTGCGATAGAGACTTTTGAGAGTGGGGTTATCGCAACGATAGGCCCAGATGCCCGTGCTTTTTGGGGTTACTTCAGCGAGTACGGTACTTGCAAGGAACCGGCTAGGCCGTGGGCAAGGCCCGCATTTGACCTATCGAAACAACAAGCATTGGACAAGTTTCTTGCCGTGCTGACGGAACGTATTGAGGCTGTGGGTTAGGCGAGTAAATGTTAGAGCAGGGCATCGTAGCACATCTATCGGCAGATACTACCCTATTGGGAATGGTCGGAACTCGCATATACCCAACCATGATGCCGCAGAATGCAAACACGTTTCCGGCCATTGTTTACACGGACGTATCAGCGAGTACGGATGTAAATCTTGATTTGTCCGCCGTTAGTTTTATGCGGATTCAATTTGATTGTCGGGGTAACACCTATGCCGACAGCAAGAATGTAGCGGCTAAGCTTCACACTTTGTTTGATGCCTACCAAGGCACGCTGCCAGATGGAACAGTCGTCCGCTACACAGAATGCGGGGTATCGATGTCGCAGTATGACAAAGATGCCCGTATATATCGCCAAATAGAAGACTGGACGTTTCAGTATTAACCAATAATCGTTAACCGCAGTACCTGCAATTGTCCGTTCCCGCCTTTATAAGTTCGGGTTCACCTACAGCAATCAACAGAGTATCTCAAGGAATCATGCTATGTCTTACACAGGCTCAAAAGCACAAACTGGTGCGGGTACTACCCTCAGCATCGGCGCAACACCCACTCTTATTGGCGAAGTCAAGAATATCAAACTGAACGGGCGCAAGTTCGACACGGACGACGTGACGAATATGTCGAGCACCGTCAAAGAATTCATCGCAACCATGATGGACCCCGGCGAAGTCAGCTTTGACTTTAATCGTGTGTCTTCCGATGCTGGGCAGGTTGCGTTAGAAGCGGCATTCTCCGCTGGATCGCTTTCCGCTTTTACGATTCAGCTACCTAAAGCGCCCAGCCAAACTACCACCGGCGACAAGTATGCTTTCAGCGCTTTGGTCACAGAGTGTGACTACAGCTTTGAAACCACCAAGGCGGATGCTGGCTCAGCGAAACTGAAGATTAGCGGAACCATCGTCGAAACCATAGGAACCTAATAATCCGTAATGGCGGGGTGGTCATCGTCACCCCGCTAGAGATATAGGCACAACTATGGCTAAAAAACCATCTCCAGTAATGGACCCGACATTGCCTCGTGTACTCGTTGAGGTAAATGGTTCGGAATACTTTCTCTGCTTTGACTTCAATGCAATCGTTCAAGCCGAAACCCTCACGGGTCTAAATCTGCTTAACGCCCTTGACTTTAGTAACGTCAATGCGCTGACGCTGCGAGCGTTGCTCTATTCTGCTTTGCTCAAACTACAGCCAAACGTGACGCTTGACGAAGCAGGAATGATTCTGACCCTCGGACGGGGCAAGGTGACGACCGCCTTAGTGAAGGCGTTCACCGAGAGTCAGCCCGAAGTGGATGACGACTCAAAAAACGTAGAGAAGCCGGAGCAGTAGTTCCGGCTCTCTCTTGGCAGCAGCAATGGCGGCGGTACTGGTCATTCGCCCGAATAAATCTGAGACTGACGGACGTTGAATTCTATGCTTTGACCCCTCGTCAGTTTGACGATTTGGCGAAGCGATATCGGGAACAGATAGAGCATTTTGAATGGGTCATCGGGATACACGGTTCCGCAGTGGTCAATTGCTCGCTAGGTGCCCCAAAGAATGGGGTTAAGCCCGTTGATTTTATGCCATCGCAATTTGGAAAGACTAAAACCGTCGAAGCTAAAAAGCAACGGATGACTAAGAAGCATAGAGCCAGCGTAGCGGCTAGTGTGCGTGGAATCTTCAAAGGTTTGATTATGCGACAAGACAAGCAAGGAAAGTAAATGGCAATCGGGCGTATAAAAGTAAATTTCGAAGCGGGAACAAGTTCCTTCGTTGACGGAATGAAGTTCGCCGAGGCTCAAGCCCGCCAGTCCGCTAACTCTATCAAGACCGCTATCAAAAAAGAGATGCAGGAGTCGAAAGCATCTCTTGCTCTTGTGGGTGAGGAGTTCGGGGTCCACATGCCCCGCCACCTGCGCACGTTCATTAGTGGGCTTCCCGCTGTTCGTACCGCTATGTCAGCGGCATTTACTGGTCTCGCCATTTTCGGTATTGCCGAAGTTCTCATTCATGCTGGTGAGAAAGTCTACGAACTCGTTAAAGCATTTAACGGGCTTTCAGAAGCCGCCAGAAAGAACAACGCCGAATGGACATCGTTTGCCCAAGACACACAGATCGCCAACGACCATCTTGACGTTACCAACGCTAAGTTAGACGTACAAATCGCCAAGCTGCAACATAAGCCAATCAACAATCTAGCCGTTGCACTGGCAGAAGCCCGTATAGCAGCGGACGAGCTGGGCAAGTCATTACAGAAAGATATTGATAAGCAAATCCAATTGCTCGGCAAAACTCCATGGTATCAGGTTGGGGATACTACCGCCGGGGCTACCGCTAAGAAAGCCCAATCACAATTGAATGATATGACCATGGTGGGTTTGGGCATGGGTGCCAGTGATGACACAGGCTTAACTGCTGTCAGACAGATGGACCCGAAAGCCCAGATTCAAGCCCGCATGGACATAATCAGAGCCGCCATTGCTGAGACGCAAAACAACATTGCCAATACAGCGACCAGTGCGGTGCGCATCGGTTATGGCAATACTGCCGGTGACAAAGAACTAGCGCAAAACAAACAGAGCCTTATCCAGTATGTCGAAGAGTTGGGCAGCCTACAGCGCAAGGTTGACGAGCTTAACAAGCAATCCAAGGTCGGCGAACTAGAAGCGAATAAAGCCAACACCCCACGTGCAATCGTTCAGCCGATGAACAACGGGTTCGCTATTGCGTTGGCACAAGCACAGCAGAGAGTGACAAACGCTCAAGCCTTGGTTGCCGCTGAGAGTGTCGATAACTCCAAACGGGCGGAAGCATTGACTATTGCCAAAGCCAACATGGAAATATCAAAACTCGATGCCGAGATCACCGCAAAGAATTTGGAGATCGTAGCCCGCAATGCAGCCACGCTAAAGAACAACCCACGGGCAACACCAGAGAAACTGCTGGAGCATTTATCCGCCGACCAGAAACAGCAGCTACAGACCGAGGCTCTTAGGCTGGCGCAAGAGGAACTTAACCAAACGCTCGTGCAGGGCGACAACACCCTTGTCATGCGCATTAGACACCAGAACGACCTTACAGATGCGGTTAGGGTGGGTGCCGATGCTGTCATGCATGCCAACGCACAGGCACAAGCCGAAAGCGAACTAGCTGGTAGAAACGCTACTCAAGCAGAGATAGCGGCTAGGGCAGAACTACTGTACGAGGAAGCCAGAGCCAAAGCCCACACGACCGCAACCATATTTCTGAAAGACAAATATCTTGAACTGTCAGCGTTGGCTAATCTCAATGCGGCTTACCTGCAAGGTGCTTCCGCTGTGCGTGAGGCAGAACGGGTAAACGCAGAAGCCAAGATTCGGGCTGCCGGTGGTCCCGATGTTGAAGCCAAAGTTGCGGCGTCCAATTTGCAGTTACAGCTACAGTACCAGCAAAAGATATACGAAGCCGCCGGACAGGCTGTCAATGCCGATAGAGACCGGGTGACGTTCCTACAGACGGAATTGTCCGTGCTCAAAGGCATGGACCAGACCGCCCCGGAAGTTCAGGCAGCCGTCAAGCAAACCACCAAAGACCTGATTGAACTGCAAGACAAGATGGCACTGGCTACGGGTTCGCCTATGGCTGGAATGAAAGCCTATTTCGATGAGATGGCTATTCACACCAAGACAGCAGCTCAGGAAGTCCATGACTTTCTTGGCAAAGCGTTTGATGACCTGAATGACCAAATGGCTAAAGCCTTATTGGGGCAGAAGACCAACTGGCATAGCTTCTTTGAGTCGATGGCTACCAGTACCGCTAAAGCCGGATTCAAGCAGGCAGAGAGCGCACTAGCCAAGGGACTTGGGGCTGGCAATGCAGGTTCACCCGTGTCAGGCATTGCAAAAGCGTTTGGGCTTGGCGGGGGTAAGCCTGACGGTTCCGTTGGCAATCCGCTAAATGTGCGGGTGGTTGGCGGAATGGGAATTCCTAACTTGGGTGGTGGTTCTGAACCGCTCATGGTTCCGGGTGGAAGCGTTGCAGACATCACGGGCGGGACTGCCCCGACCATAAACACGTTAGACGGTTCTATGGCTGGCTTGATGTCGCTTTCTATGATTCCGGGCTTTGCCTCTGGTGGTGACCCATCACCCTATGGGCTGTCAATTGTTGGCGAAGACGGACCAGAACTGCACAGCAATCTAGGCGGACACGTAACCAGCAATAGCGACTTACGCAAATTGTTGGGCGGTCAAAACGTTTATCACATCGACGCCAGAGGCGCAAATGCTGCTGACGTTGACATGCGGGTTAGAAAGGCGATTGCAGAGAGTCATGTTGCCAGTGTTCGTGGTGCCGTGGTTGCTCAGCGTGAATTGAGCGTCCGTCGTCCCGCTTCAAGGAGAAATTAAATATGAGTTGGGCTCCGATCACCGGGACTAAATTTCAGGATGCATCCGGCAACCTGCTTGCCAGCGGAACAATCTGCTTTCAACCCTCTGACGGTAACGGGAATGCAATTCCCGCTCTTGCGTCGTCGGGTGGGTTCATTGTTGAAGCATCACAAGCAACCATCACCAGCGGGGTTATTGCCAGCTATCAAGTGTCACCTACCAATGGTGAGTTCGTGTACACCGTCACGATCACGGATTGCACATCCGGGTTGGCGGTCGTGCTCAAGGGCGTGACGGTCACCAGCACGGGAATCAACTTTGATACGTTCGACCCGGCTATGTTGCTGCCGTCCGTCCCTCAGATACTCGTCACGCTGGCAGCATCCCCGACGTTTACCGGAACTGTTACAGCCCCGATTGTTAATGCAACGACAGCCTTTGAAGTCAATGGAACCCCGTTAGGCTCAACCAACCTGAGTGATGCGTCTTCACTGGTAAAAACCACGGTCACGATAAACGGGCATCCGCTGTCGTCAAACGTGGTTGTGTCCGCCTCAGACATCACAACGGGTACCCTGCCCCATGCCCAACTTCCGGCTTTGGTTAGTGCAGACATCCCGAACAACACTGCAAATACGACGGGGACGGCAACATCTATCACGGGCAGTATCACCGAATCCCAAGTCACCAACCTGACGACCGACCTTGCCAACCGTGTGTTAACCAGCACGACTGTTAACGGTCACGCCCTGAGCAGCAACGTTGTGGTGAGCGCCTCAGACATTACGACTGGCACCCTGCCTCACGCTCAGCTTCCGGCTCTTGTCAGTGGAGATATTCCGAACAATGCAGCGAACACCACGGGCACGTCTGGTGGGCTCAGTGCCAACATCGCTGAGAGCCAAGTAACTAATTTAACCACAGATTTAGCCGCAAAAGTCTCGACTACGACTACGGTCAACGGTCATGCTCTGTCATCCAACGTGGTCGTCAGTGCCAGTGACATCACCACAGGCATCCTGCCCCACGCTCAGCTTCCGGCTCTGTTGAGTGGTGATATTCCCGCCAACTCAGCCAATACCAGCGGGACGGCTGCTGGATTATCCGCCAATATTGCCGAGTCCCAAGTCACTAACCTGACGACTGAACTTAGCAACCGTGTCCTGACCACCACAACAGTCAACGGTCACGCTCTATCTGGCAACGTGGTGGTTTCAGCTTCAGACCTGACCACAGGCAACCTGCCAATCGCCCAGATTCCCACTGGTGGGAGTTCCAGTACGTTTCTTCGTGGCGATAGCACGTGGGCAACCCCTTCGGGTGCAGGCAACGTTGTTGCCCCTGCATCTTCGGTTGTCGGCAATCTGGCAGCATTCAACGCCACCAATGGTCAGCTTCTTGAAGACACTGGCGTCCCTCTGAGCTTGTTCCCGACCGCTGGTGCGCTCAACATGCGTAACCGGATTATCAATGGTGATATGAGGATTTCCCAAGCAGCGGGTGGTGCAGGAGTAAACCCAGTTGGTCAGGCTGTATTTCCAGTAGATCGTTTCGAAATTATCCTGTATGGCGGCTCGTCTACTGCCATCCAATCGAATACTGTTGCGCCTACTGGATTTAACAGCAGTTTTTACCTCAACATTTCCACTGGCTACTCAGCCATCAGTAGTGCTTATGCGCAAATGCAGCAGAACATAGAAGGCTTGAATATAGCCGACCTTGGTTGGGGTACAGCAAATGCACAGACTATTACGTTGTCTTTTTGGGTGCGCTCGTCTCTGACAGGGCAGTTTGGCGGGGCGCTTCGTAATGCAGCACTCAATCGCTCATACCCTTATACCTACACTATCAACTCGGCAAACACTTGGCAGAAAGTCTCCATCACGATTACTGGCGAAACTACTGGTACGTGGGCAGCCGACAACACAATTGGAGTCACCGTTATCTGGGACATGGGGTGCGGTTCAAACTATCAAGGCACCGCCGGTTCATGGGTTGCTGCTGATAAGCGTGGAGTAACTGGTGACACAAGCGTGATGGCTGTTTCGGGAGCCAATTTCTATATCACTGGCGTTCAGTTTGAAGCAGGCTCAGTTGCTACACCGTTTGAGCGCCGTTCCTATGGGCTGGAACTGAGTTTGTGTCAGCGGTACTACGAAGTCATCGACGGCTGGGTTGCTAATCCGAATAGCTCTACCTCAATCGTTCTTAATGGCACTTATAAAGTTTCCAAACGAGCGGCTCCAACGCTTTCACTATCAACGTCTACACCAACATTTGCGATTTGGGGAGGCGGTAACTTTACTGGTTCTGGTTCGACAATAAACGCAACCTATCTGAACTCAACTACCGGATTCAACATTAACTTTGGGGGTTTCAGTGGCTTGGGCGGCACCTTTGTCTCAAACACTGGCGCAATGGCAATCCTCGCAGCAGCGGAACTATAAAACATGAGCTATACATACAGCCTTCTACCAAACACAACAGCCATTCAACGCTCGGACGGAGCTTGCATTCCGCCCGACCCCAACAACACCGACTACGCAGCCTATTTGGCTTGGGTCGCTGCTGGTAACACAGCAACCCCGGTTGACCCAGCCATCATAGCGGCTCAGGCACAAGCCCAACTGGCGGTTCAGGCTCAGACTTTGCTCGATAAGTCCGATGTAACTATGCTTCGCTGTTTTGAGCATGGGGTCACCCCACCCGCTGTTTGGGTGATTTATCGGGCTTCATTGCGGTCAGTGATTGACGGATCGGCGTCTGCGATTCCGGCAACCCCCGCTTACCCGGCTGGCACATAACATGATTATCGGAACTTTCAATTCGTGGAACATCATTGCAATTCCTAGCTCCCCCGCATGGAAGCAATTGGACTTCACTGCCCATGATTCCGTGGGAATGACGCAATCGCCGTTCACTATGCAGAGCCAAACTCAGTATTGGGCTGGTGGAGACTTCTGGAAAGTCAACGCTTCACTGCCAAGCATGAGCAATGCAAACGCTGACGCTTGGGTGGCATTCCTGCTTGAGTGTAGGGGACAGCTTAACGTCTTTCAGCTTGGTGACCCCTCAAAGACTAAGCCATCGGGACGACCGCAGGGCACCCCCGTGGTATCCGGAACCAACACTGCTACCAGCACGATGCTGAACACTCGGGGTTGGAAGGCGAGCACCAACAGACTTCTGATGCCAAGGGATTATATCCAGATTGGATACCGCCTCTATAACGTCATTTCTGCCCCTGTGAATTCAGATTCCAGCGGCAACGCAACCATAACGATTTGGCCGTCCTTGCGTGAGCAGGTAACGGACGGGACGGCTATAACCACCACGAATTGTAAGGGACTCTTCCGCTTAGCTTCCAACGACCGTGAATATACCTTCCGTGAGACTAAGACTGTTGGTTTGTCGTTCCACGCATTAGAAGCCCGATAACTGCGATTTTAGCCCCCCGCAATTGTTCTACAGGTAGAAGCCAGAAATATGCCACGTTCACTTGATTCCAACACAGCAGCAGAACTCACCAGCAATGTAGTGAGACCGGCGTTCTTTGTGTCGATAGCGTTTGCCAATGAAACCATTTATGCATGGACTGGGACAGGCAGTTTCATCAACCCCTATGACGGAAACACGTATACCGGGGTTGGCACGTTTGGCACGATTTCAAGCGTTCAGGAAAGCTCAGACGTTCAGGCGCAAGGAATAACCCTCAAGCTGTCCGGCATCCCGACAAACCTGCTAGATGATTCGCTGTCTGACGTTCAGTTCGGGCAACTTGCCCGTGTCTACCTTGGCTTTCTGAACTCCAGCGGAACCTTGGTTGGCGCACCTATCCCCGCTTTCATTGGTCTAGTTGACCAACCCGCTATCGACATCAACACCGATACCGTAACGATTTCCATTTCCGTTGAAAGCCGCCTAGCCGATATGCAACGGGCTCCGGGCGGAAGACTAACAGACCAAGACCAGCGAAGCCGTTATCCAAACGACGGTTCGTTGCGTTGGGTTCAGTACATACAGAACATGCATTTGGGTTGGACTTAATGAGCTTGATTCGCAAACCAGAATGGCAGGAACTCTTACACAATTTCCTTGTCGCAAACGTCAAGCAGCCGTTTGCATGGGGCACGTGGGATTGTGCTTTGTTCGCTGCCTCTGCCATCCAGTCATTTACCGGGGTTGACCTTGCAGCAGACTTCAGGGGCAGATATGCCGACGAAGCCGGGGCAACGGCAACGATTAAAACCGTGACGGGCGGTACCACGGTTGAAGATGCCGCTGTCTACGTCGCCAAGCAACAAGGCTTGGTTGAGAGACAAGCTGCTCTATTTGCCCAACGT